TTTCGTCTTGTTCGTCCATTTCGTCTTGTTCGTCCATTTCGTCTTGTTCGTCCATTTCGTCTTCGTCGTTAGCTTCGTCCATTTCGTCTTGTTCGTCAAATTCGATTTCGTAAACAACTTCGTCTTCGTCTGTCTCAGCTTCTTCCATTGAGTTTCCTTTAAAGATTGCATCAATTACGCTATTAACATCAGCATCATGTGGTGTTTTTTCATCATAATTCATTTCATCATAATTCATGTCATTCATTTCATCCATGTTTATTTGTTCGTCTTCAGATTCACCAAGTTTAACGAGATATTCTGAATCGGCATTATTGTCTGTTAAGTGAATATCGTCACCATCTTTTTTAATGATGATTCCGTCTTTTTCACCCATAGCCTTAAATACCTTAAGAATTGTTTCATCGTCTTCGTGAGTTAAATCAATTGGACTTTCTTCATCAGAATCAATATCAATGTCTGCATCAACATCCATATCCATTTCATCTTCATTATCAGTATTCATGTCAATGTCAACTTCAGCATCATCTGCGTTGTCATCCATATCAATGTCTACATCTGAATCTAAATCAATCTCATCATCTTGTTCAGAAAGAGATTCTTTTACTAATTGGTTGATTTCTTCCTTCATTGTAGAAGCAAGTATTCCTTTTGCATTTTCGGCTATCGCTTCTTCAACTTGTTTCATTTGAATTAGAGCCTCTTGTACTAATGATTTATTCTTTTGCATAGAAATCTATTTATTTTAACTAATAAATAGTATCAAAGTACAAAAAATTAGTATTTTATAAAAAAACTATTTTATACTTAAAAAAATTGCAAAAAAAAGTGGTCAAATTAGACCACTTTAACTTTTTTTAATTTTCAATAACTTCGTCTATTTTACTTTCAGATACTGAAGTTATTCTCCAATCATAAGAAAATCCTTCGTATTTTTTAGTAACCTTAGCTTCGACATCAGTAACTGAATACCCTTTTACAAGTTTTTCTTCTCTAATTTTCTTAATCTTTCCTGAATTTTCATCTGGTAAATCATAAGTAATTTTTGCTACAAAATATTTCTCGTCCATAAGTAAGTTTATTTGTCTAAATAATCGGATAATTTTTTCATTAAATCAATAGATTTGTCAATAGAATTATCATTTGATAAGGACTCTAATTTATATGGTCTTTTTTCTTCTTCTAAATTTTCTTCATACTTTTCTCTATCTTCAGGATTTGAAAATAGGTATGCTCCTGGTGTTGATGGTGAAGATACTAAATCAAAACATATTAATTCAAAATCATCTTGAACTTCATTTCTTTCACCGACTTTCTTTAATGAACCAACTCCTCTTGAAGATATACCTAAGGTAACACCTTGTCTCATTAAATTAGCCGCTTGGTCTCCTTTAGTTGATACAATACCTTTTTCATGAAATCCAGGAGATGTTAATAATTTTAATTTTCCCATTAAAATATTTCTATCCCACCATATATCAGTTATCATATGAGATACTCTATCTAAATCAATTAATGAAGATTCAGGATGGTTTAATTCTGAAGTTGATAAACCTTTTGCAATTGTTTTTTTATATTTATCAGATTCTCTTTTTAAAATTCTTTCAGGATAAAATCTTCCATTTCTGTTTGCGGTATCGTATTTCTGTAAAACGGCGTAGAACTCAAAAGGATTTCTATAATCCATAGTTGATGCTTCTTTAAGTATGTTCGCATTTATCTCATCTTTTGGTGAAACCCATCCCGCATCCATCTCAATTAAAATCCCATGTCCAAGTTCATTGGCTTCTAAAATTCTTAATTTTTTCATTGACTATTTTAAAATAAATATATCAGATAACGATACTTTGTTCATTTAATTCTTTTTTAGTCGTGGAAAAGTAAAAATATTCATTGTTATTGATATTATTTTTGTAAATGTTTTTGATAATTTTTTTAATTGAGTCTTTTAATTCTGTTGATTTAAAATCAATTTCAATGTTTGTATATAGATTTACCTCCAAATTAAAAAAAGATTTTTTTCCATATAATATACCACTTGTTCTTAAGTCTAAATCAACTATTGTCTGTTCTTTGAATATCGAATTATCAACTGAATTAAATACGGAATGTTTTATTTCTCTACTTAAATTACAAACTACACGATTCCAATTGTTATGTTCTAATTTAGGGTCAACCCATGATTGAATGTTAATGTAAACTGACTTTAATTGTTTAGAATCCACCGTACCATAAACAGATTTAATTGTATTAAATAAGTTTAGTCTTACACTTTTACCTTTTTTCATTAATTTTCATATTGATAATGTTTATTTTCATTAAAATAATAACAATAATTCTTCTTAATGTCAAAATTTTTACAAAAAACAAGATATTTCTAGTATATGTTAATTATTGAAATAAAAAACGGCGAAAATATAGAGAAGGTTCTAAAGAATTTGAAATCTAAAGTTATTAAAACTAAACAAAATAAGATTCTTTTGGAAAGAAAAGAATATGTAAAAGATTCTGTTAAGAATAGAAATAAAATATTAAAAGCAATACACGTTCAAAAAATTAAAAATAATTAAATAGACTCTTCTAAATTTTTTAATTTTAAAAAATTAAGTTGGTCAAATTTTTCATTTTTAATCCTATCTATTGTTTCAGATAATTTTGTTTTTAATTCAAACTCCTCTTCTTTTTCTAAAAGGTTTTGAAGTTTAGTGATTGTGTTTTCACGAATAACTTCAAATTTAGTTTCTAATGATTGTGAATCTTCAGATATTAATTGTAAAAATTCTTTTTTAGAATTTTCATCCATTGTTTCAATATAATTCATTAGAGTTTGATTAGCAATATTGACCATTGATTTAACAGGTATGTTAATAGATTCTTTAATTGGAGTACTGTTTGAAGATAATACTTTAATAAGATTTTTCTTAGCTTGTAATCTTTCTGATAAATTTAATTTATTTGAGTATACAATTGTATCTAAATCAGAGTATTTGTTATCCACTTCTTCGGAAAAAGTTTTTGGTAATTTAACATTAACCAATAATTTTTGAATTAATTGAACACCTTCTTGTAAATATTCTTTTGCGTCTGACTCAGACAATTCCTGTGGTGAATTTAATTGGTTGTATAATGAATAAATTTTTGACATAGACTTATTCATTAAGATGTTTTGCTTAAACTCTCTCAATAATTTCTTAAATTCTTTTTCATTTTTATAAGATTCAAGAAGATTTTTTTCAATTATAGATTTTATTGTTCCGAAGGTCATTAGTGTTATTTTCAAATAAATATTACGAGTTTAGTAACTTATCCAATTCTTTTGAAATTTCTCCTAAAGATTCTTGTGCATGACCTAAATCAATAAATTTTGAACCGTTAATAAGATTATTTTCTATTAAAATGTTTAAATTATCAAGTTTGGATTCTGGAGTAACTTCAGCCGGTGGTGGAGGTGTCGCTCCTCCCTCTTCAGCCGGTGGTGGAGGTGCGGTTTCTTCTCCTCCACCAAACGATGTTGGTAGTGGAGCTTCCACTTCTCCCGATGCGGCACCTTCTTCAGAAGCAGCAACCGCAGTTGTACCTGAAGAATTCCCATACAATTTATCTATATTGTCAAATAAACCTGTTTTAGTAATAACTGTTGGAGTTGCTTTTAATTCCTCACCAACAGCTCTTTCAATTCTTTGTTGTTGTAAATCTAATCTTATTTCTTCATCAGACCATCCAAATATATGTTTCTTAGCCCATGTAGATGATGCTGGTTGTATTCCATTTCCTGGGTCAGAAACTAAATCTTTGTAAAGAAGAACTTTTTCCTTCCATACATCAATTTTTAATAAATCCGCTTGAGTAGATGGGTTTGTTAATCCTAAAGTAAAGTTTGATAATTCATCTTCAAAACCTAACAAGAATAAATGTATAATTGCAACTTTGTTTAGTTCTTGCAACATACTTTTTTGAATTCTGTTAATTGTACGAGCAAATCTAATATCCTGTAAAGATAAATTTTTTCCATCTCCAACAACTTCTTCAAATCCTAAAAACGCTTTTGGTACACGAAGTGCTGTTAATAGTTTCTTTTGAATATATTCAATATCGGCAATCTCAGATAAATTTGTTGCTCCAGGTAAAGTATCAATTGGACTTGGTGCTGCAGGGTCTCTAACAGGTACAAAATAATCTTGGTCTACAGCCATTTGATTAAATCTCATGTCTACATTACCTGTTTTACTATCAACAACTTGTTCTCTTTTGAATTTATTTGCAACACGTTGTACATAAGCTTCAACATCATCATCATTCATGTTACCAACAAACACTTTAAAAATTCTTCTTTCAGGAGCCCTAGATGTACGATAAATTAACATAGCGTCTTCGGATAAAAGAAGTTGTTTCCAAATTCTTCTAGCCTTTTCTAACATTGACGTTCCATAAGGCAATTTTCTATCATCCCCTAATAAACGAAAATGGGCGATTTCCCATGACTGGAAAGTCATATTTTTATTTTTCCAATCAAAATGTAGTGCTTTTCTATCATCTTGTTTTTGAATATCTACAGTCAATTTTTGGAAAGCACCGACTTCTCTACGTTCAATTTCTATTGTAGGTAATTGTTGACATCCAACAATACCTTTTTCAGGGTCTAATTTTAAGTACACAAAGTTATCACCATATTTACAAGTATTCCTTGTCCACATTGGTAGATTTGTGTTTATATCTAATGCGTTATTAAATAAGTCGGCTAAAACAGACTTAATTCTTTTTGACTCAGAATATATTTGTAATATAAATCCATCTTCATTTGTTGTCGTAGACTCTTCAGCATATATGTCTAACGCTGCAGATATTTCTGGAGTATATTCCATCGATTCATAATCATATTGAGACGATAATCTTGATGGCTCATAGTATACTGCTTGAGAATATAAGTTATTTTCAACTTTAGCCCATTGATTTGTTAAATAGAAAGTTTGTTGTGCTTGGAGTTTCTCTCTCTCATAATCTTCTTTACTTTTAGTTCTTAAAAGTTCTTTTTTATCAAACTTAAATGTTGGATAATCTTGATTTAATAGAGAATTCGGTCCAAATGTTTTGGATAACCTTTGCCAAACTGTTAAATTATTGTCGCCCATTTTATAATTTTACTTAATACCTTGATAATATAAATAGTTATCTAGGGCCAAATAGCCATCCATATTTTTGATAGTCATCTTTTGTGGGGCCTTGATTGAATTGTGAATTCCTTCCACCCATTTGAGGAACCATTGGATTAAAATAATCTGAAGTATTTTTATTTTCATTTACAACCGTAGCCCATGAATTAATCATAGCTTTAGTATGGTTTACAACCTTTGTTAATGATTGAAATGATTTTTCTGCGACGTATATTGCCATTGCAATTGCCATAATACAATCATCATGATGTCCTTTTTGATGGTCTGGTCTTCCATTAATGTAAACAAACGTATTCATTTCATTATATAATCTACTAGAATATACTTTAAATTCGTGTCTTATTGCTTCTTCTAATGACGCAATTATTTGAACTCTTTTGTTATTAAAATTTATACCTGGAATTTTTTCATTAATTTTTGGGTCCCATTTCCATTTATTTGTTGTATCAACATTATCAACATATAAACCCCCCTGATAATTCATTTCTTGTAATTTTCTTGCAGTAGAAACTCCCATTCCCCCTGTTAAATCAACCACACAATACGCACTATACATTGTCCCCCACTTATAGGCAATCTCTGCAGTCACATCTGGAGGTACTTTTCCGACGTATTCAAGGACTTGTTCCCTTGTATCGAAATCTATTATCTCAATACAACTGAAATCCTCAGAATCACCTCTGGATACATCCACACCCATAACATATTTGTGACCATTTTCAGGTTCTTTAAATATCCACAATCCTCCACCCATCATTTTGGCTTGAGGTTCTCTTACTTGATTTTTGGAAATATTTTGCATTAAATCAGAATCAAATACATTATCACCTGAACCTAAAAAGTTACATTCCAATTCTTGGGCAACTCTTCTCCTATCAAATTTTAATTTTTTAACCATTCCCTCAAACCAAGAAGAACATGGTTTATATCCCTTTTCAATATAATCTCTAACTATTTGATGGTCTCTTTCATATGGATTATTTGTTGATAAATCAACAACAACATCTTTCGGATAATCTTCCCTGTTTAAAAGATAATGAATTAAATCATTAGTTTTAACCATGTATAAATCTTTGGTATACCTTGGGTCTTTATACCAAAACATTTCAGAGATTTTGAAATCATTTATCCCTCTTAATGATTGGTCATAAATTTCGTAATAAATTGGGTCATATCCATTAGGTGTGGATACAACAATAACTTTACCACCTGTAGATAGTGATGCCATACAAGCAGACCAAAAATCTCCATCAGCCTCAATGTAAGCCGCCTCATCAAATATCAATATTGTTGGAGTATATCCACGAAGAGCATCTTTTGATGTTGCAACGGCTTTAACTTCACAATCATTGTTTAATTTAAAATGTCTTGCGGCGTTTTTTTCAACAGAAAATCCAATACCAACCCATGCTGGCCATTGTTCAGTAAAACTTCTAATTTTATTCGCCATTTCTACCGCAGTATCTAATTTATTGGCGATTATTAGAATTTTTTCTGGTTTTGTTTTTTTTGCAAACGCTAATCTTTTGGAGGCCCATGCTGCTGTTACGGTAGAAACTCCCGCTTGTCTATACTTTAAAGCGACGTTTTCATTATACGTGTCATAATCATTAATCAAAGTAATTTGGTCAGGAAAAAGGTCTAACGGAACGTATTTTGAAACGGTATTATCAAACGTCTGTAAATAAGTACGAAGTGCGTAAGGTGTATTCCTCATGCACTTCGTAACCTCTATTATTAATTGTTCTTTATTCACAAATTATTTATTGGGGTCTTGATATACCCAAACTGCCTAAGAAATCATCCAACCCATCCTCATCATCATCTTCACCCCCTTCAATATCATTCTCTTCTTTATATTCTTCAAATTCTTCTTTCATTTTTTGAGCTTCTTTCATAATCTCTTCAAATTTTGATGTAGCCTTTTTAACTTTTGAAGTATCTTCAGAAATAACATTACCTATAATTTCTAAAAATTCTTGAGCGGGTATTTGATATAACAAGATATGAAACCAATTTATTAATCCTTTATTTGATTCATTAAACATTGCGTCCGGCAATGCAAATCTTATTTTTTCTACAATTTCAGGACCTATTCTCAATTGCATTGGTTCGTTAGATAATACATCAACAGCACCTCTAACTTTTTCACGAACATCTGGATTTTTAGAATGACCGTGTCTACCTTTAGCTTCTTCTAATCCTTTAATAATTTCATGACAAAGAATTGGAAAAATCATACCTGTAGCCATAATTTTAGTATCAGGTGTTTCTTCACCTTCACCATCACCTTCTTCACCATCAGCATCACCTAATTCAACTTTCCCTGCAACACCTTGACCTGTTTGACTCATCATTTCAATCATTTGTTCCATACTAAAGTATAAGAAATCATTAATTGCCATAATACCCAAATAATCCCCATAAAGAGAAGGGTTAATATCATCTAATTTTGCCTTTATTTCAGGTTTTTGAAAAATATAATGCCCTTTTTTTGCTGCTCCCTGAATAATCGCATTTATAATATTTCTTTTATGTTTTTCTAATTCTAATTCTTCTTCATCGGTCAAATCTTCAATATCAAATGATGGAATTTGAGGATTTTCATTTTCTTCTTCCTCATCTTCATCGTCTTCTGGTTTTTCAGGATTAAGTCTAAAATTTGAAGTGTCCGGCATTCCCAAATTAGCATCTATTTGATACCATCCTTCAGGTACCTCTGATTCTTCCAAAGACGCGTCAATTGCTAATTGTTCAAGTTCTTCTTTATGAGCATTTTGAATTCTTATAATGTTAGGAAGTTTTCTCATCATTTCATTGTAAATCATTCCTTGAACTTGATTTGAACTTAAATCTTGAATTCCTGTTACTTCTCTTAATTTATCCGCAACTTTTTTAAATCTTGAACTAACTAATCTTTGAACATCAGCAGTTCCTTTTTTCATTGCCGGATTTTTAGCGTATAAATTTTCAGGACTTCCTAATTTTCTTTCCAAATTTGGGTCCATTCTTTCAGGAGTATTTCCGTAATCTATTTGTTCTTTTAATTTTTTTGCCATGATTATTTTTCTAATAGTTTAATAATTAC